CATCCAAAAAAAAGGGGTGATTATCATACCTTAAAGGATGGTCCTGTAACTTCTAAAAAATCAAAAGTAAAAAATTATCCAAGTATAAAAATTGCTTTAAGAAGAGGTTATCTAGGTCAAATATTTTCCACAAAGGGCGCAGCTAGGCTTTATGTTATTAGTCAGGCAGGTTGGGGTAAGAAAAGTTCTGGAAGAATTGCAAAGGGGTTTACTCCTGGATCGTCTACACCTTCTTCCAAATGGGATAGCATTAAAGGGCACTCGGTACGAACAATGAGAAAACACGGTAAGCAACGATCCAAAAAATTTGAAAAGTATAAGGTAAAAGGTAAGAAATAATGATTTTAACAGACACATTTATAGTAGAGAATGTACAATTAATTACAGAACGGCGAAATGGAGTTACTGTCACCAAATTAAGGGGAACTTTTGGCCGATGTGATGAAAAGAATAATAACGGTAGAATTTATTCGAAGTCTCTTTTAGAACGAGAGGTTAAAAAAATTGCAGAGGCAATGACTGAAAGGAGACTTTTAGGAGAATTAGACCATCCTTCTCATGACTCTGTTAAATTAAGTAATGTTTCTCATTTAATAACTGATCTTAATTTTCAAGGGAATGAGCTTATGGGAGAGTGTGAATTACTTAATACGCCTTCGGGAAAGGTAGCACAAGCTCTTGTTGAGGGAGGTGTTAAAGTTGGCATTTCTTCTAGAGGGATGGGCACGTTGTCAGAACAAGCGGACGGAACAAAAACAGTTAATGAAGATTATAAACTTGTTACCTTTGATTTAGTAGCTGATCCATCTACTAGAGGGGCATATCCTGGCCTTTCCGAATCTTCTCAGGCTACTTTAGTCGAAGAGATTGTTACAGATACCTTAAATAAAGCAGCAAAAGAGAAGGTTTTTACTACTATGCTTAAAGATAAAATTAGAGAAAAGACTGCTTGGGGTAATCAGGGCGGTAAGCCTACAGAAGTTAAGAAAAATAAAGGAAAGCCCACAGCTAAGGAGCCTTTCAGAAATTGGGAAGATTTTTATTCTTACAATACGAGCAAGCCTGTGGTGGTTAAAACTAGGGGTTATCAAGACTCTGAAACAGTTACGGAACCAGATGAAGTGACTGAAAATAGGTATGGTCTTTTGAGAAAGCTATTATTTGAAACAGGGAAGCCTGAAGGTGGTCCTGATGTTCCACCCAAAGAAAGGCACACCAAAAATCCCCTAACTAGAAAAGGCTTAAAACGTATTGCCACACACATGCGGCATCATTTTGGCCGTTATGGAAGTGCCACAGTCCCGGCATCGGAACACCCTTCATCGACACAGCTACAGACACCCAGCGGAAAATTCCATCGCTTTATGCAGAAACTAGCACACAAACTAAGCCCAAAAACATTCAAACCAGTAGATCCTTCACCCGCAGTGAAGGATGCCGCAAGGCTTAAAGGTTTTGGTACTCCCTCATATTATGTTCATCAACCCCCGGAGAGGACAGGCCCAGGTCCCCATGCTGCTGCGGCAACTGCGGCAAAAAAGAAAGCCGATAAGTGAATGAGTCCTTTTAGTAAATTAAAGATCCTCCTTGAAACTAGGTCCAAAGCTAGTCGAGAAAGGACGAAGGTAAGAAAGATGAAAGCTAAAGCGGAAAAAGCTAAATCTAGAACTCTGGCTGCTACTGATATAGCGTATGACATAACAACACCTGTTGATGATCCTAGAAAATTAGCGGCTAGGAAGTATAGAAAAAGGCATGAAAAAGGTGGGATAAATTTGGAGGGGAAAATTTGGGTGTTGCTATGGCGAAGCGTGATCATGAAGAATTCCTTCAAAAGCATCCTAATATGAGACCGCTTTATGGGTCGAAGAATGAAAGAGAGAAAGCAAAGGCCAAAGCAAGGCGAGATGCTAACAGGGCAGCTAGAGAAAGATGAAAAATTTAGAAAAAAATAACCCTCTTTTTTTAAGAGAGTACATACTAATAGACACGGAGTTTAAATTATGAGTAAATTTGATAGTATTTCCGAACTTCTTCCAGAAGGTCTTACCGAAGATACAGTAGCTGAAATTGCTACTCTCGTTAATGATGTTATTGGAGAAGAAGTTGAAATTAAAGTAAAAGATTTAGAAAACAAGGTTCACGGCTTTCTTCGTATGAAGATTGATGAAGTTAAGGACCATGCTATTTCTGAACTAGAACAAGAAAACGAAACCTTCAGGAACGCTCGTATCTTTGAATCACTTAAAGCTCTTATGGCTTTAGAGCTTAATGGCGGTGATGAAGATAACGCAGTGGGTCAAGCTCAAAGAGAGTTTACTGAAGTGCAAGAAGAAAATGATGTACTTGTTCGTGAGTTAAACTCAGCACTCACTGAGAACTCAAAATTAGAAAACACCTTAAGGGTCTTGTCTGAAAAAGTCGAGATCCTTGAGGATCAAAGGTACGATCTTCAAGAGGAGGTACAATCCCTTGAAGAATCTGCCAAGCTGCCTTTCGAAAGTAATGAAAAAGCAGTAATTATCTCGGAAGAAGTAGACGCTGAGATTACTGAAGAAGTTGAACCTCGACATAATAATGAGTTTATCAACGAAGATATGATGGCTTTTATGCCCTTTAAAAAATAACGGAGAAAAAATATGGAAAACGTAAGTATTAATGGTGATATCACCAATGAAACGATGGAAAAATGGTCTCCTGTATTAGAAGGTATAGATAGCGAGTATACAAGGAAGGTTACGGCACAACTTCTTGAAAACCAAGCCAAGCAAATCGTTTCTGATAAGCTTGACGAATCAATGGGTACAGATAGCGTTAATGCTATGACTACTGTTGATCGCCTTGGAACTTTTCAAAAGTTTGCATTCCCACTTGTCCGTCGCGTCTATCCTGAGCTAATTGCCAACAATATCGTTGGTGTGCAGCCTATGCAAGGACCCGTTTCACAAATTTTCTACATAGGAAATTCACGACGAGATGCCACGGTTGACGCAGCAGGCGGCGAACAATTAGTTTACAGTAAGTATAACCTTACCTACGCAGGTAAAGTTGCTTCTGCTATTCTTGGTGGTGCTGACTCTACCTACTTTGGTGGAGGTGCTGGAGATACTGATAATTCAGAGGTTCAGAACTCTGATGTTTCTGCATGGTTGAATGACGGATCTGGTGGGCCTTCCGATACGATTGGTGGCTTCATTGCTGGATTCCCAGCATCAGGAGTTGCTCGTAGCACAGATGTACGAACTGGTCCCGCTGGCTTAATGGGCTTCAACGTCTCGGCTGGTGAGCGTCTTGATGGCTCTGGTATCCCAGAGATGATGTTCAACATCGAGCAACAGCCTGTTGCGGCTAGAACTCGTAAGATGAGAGCCCTTTGGACTCTTGAGGCTTCTCAAGACCTTAAGGCTTATCACAACCTTGACCTTGAGCAAGAGCTTACTGACCTTCTTGGTAAAGAGCTTCGTCTTGAGATCGACCGTGAAATCATCGAAGATATTCGCATGCTTGCTTATGGTGTGGGTAAAAGAGGAGGAGCGGGTGGCCGTGGCCTCCAACCAGGATTAGGTTGGGATAGAAGATCATTAGATCAGTCTCAAACTGGTCAAAACACTGTTAGCCAAAACTTCCAACCTGATTTTAATGCAGGTGCTTGGGATACTGATTTTGGTAATGCGTATCAAAACAATGAAGGCGCAGGCTATGACAATGTTTTCTTAATTGATTTCTCTAGTTCTGCTCTTGATTTCGCGCCCCAGCATGTGGGTCATGTGTATGCTAACCTCATGGCACTTTGTCAGAGAGCGGCTACCGACATTTACAAATCTACTCTTCGGGGTCCAGGTAACTTCATGGTTACTTCCCCAACTGTAGCAGCTATGCTTCATGCCGCTGCTAAATTAGAGGGTGGTGTAGTTAGTGTTGACGGTCCTTCCAACATGCATGGTGCTAGAGTTGAATACAAAGGTAAACTTGGAGGTCAATTCGATCTCTATATTGATCCTATGTATCCTGAGGATGAGATCCTGATCGGTTACAAAGGTGCTAACGCAATGGATTCGGGCTATGTTTACTGCCCCTACATTCCATTACAGCAGACACCAACTATCACTGATCCTGATACCTTCCAACCCAGAAAAGGTATCATTACCAGATACGGTAAGGCAGAAGTTGCTCCAGCATCTAGATTCTACAGAATCATTAGATTAATTGGTCCCACTTCCAACTACCTCTTCACTCCATTCGTCCAAGTGAAGAACAACGCCTGGGCATAATCCTACTTAGGATAGTAATAAAAGGGTGGGGGATTTTATCCCTCACCCTTCGTTCTTTCTTGGCTATATAATGTATAAATATCAGTGTAAATGTAAGTTTAGAATGCTAACTACAGTAGGTGATCAAATTTTAGAAATTCGCCCTAAGCAGATAATAGAATCTGATGTGGAATTAATTTCTGATTATTTGGTTCCTATTATAGCACCTAAAAAAAGGAAGAAAATAAAACCAAGGATAGAGCAGGATGAAAAACTACGAGAACGCGCACCCACAGATTCCTCGGCCTCAGCTTAATGGGTATGGAACAAGCTTTGGTGATTATGGGGGACAGTATTTAACTGATTACACCCCTGCGGGGGAGATAAACGCACCAAAACTTAACCGTCTAACGCTAGAGGACGCTGGTGAGTTTACGGAATTTGAAACCGTAATAAAAGATTATATTTTGGGGATGTTAGGTTTCCCTATTGTTCGTGTAGAGCTAACACCTTTTCAACTAAAGCATTGTGTACAAGAAGCAATTAATAAGCTGAATTATCATGCTCCATTATGGACCCTTCAGTATGCTTCTTTCGATGCTTCCGCAGGGCAGAATGTTTATGAAATTCCTCTCTATATGTTACATAATTTAGAGTATGTTGCCTATAGAAAGACCTTATTAACGATTGCTGCTCAAGCGGGAACCCTTGAGTTTGATTTCTTCTTGAAATATTTCCAGGATAATTTCCTGTTTGGTAATATGCGAGTGGGTGAGTATTACCTTATGCAACAAACCCTGGAGATGTATAGGAAGATTTTGTCAGCCGATGGTGGATTCAATATTGTAGGAGGAAAGTACCTTCAAATTTATCCTTCTCCTGCTATTACTCCTGAGAAAGTGATATTAGAATACCGCTCAATAGATTCAAATACTGTGCAGCCTGCATACCTTAACTGGTGTCAACGATACTCCTTGGCTGTAGCTAAAGGAGTTTTATCGCAAGTTCGGGGTAAATTTGCCTCTGTACCGTCACCTGCGGGAGGAGCTATGTTGAATGGGGCGCAGCTTGCTCAGGAAAGCCAGCACGAAAAAGAGGTGTTAATCGCAGAACTCTTAGCAGAGATTGAGGAGCCACCAGCGTTCAGTGTATACTAATGGGTAGAAATAAAAAGTTATTTAAAGTATCAACTGATATGCCTCCACTACCAGAGTTGGAGGGTAAAAGTGAACTATCTTTCTTTGATCAAACGAGTCCTGATTTAAACCTCTTTAACTTGATTGATGATGAGCTAATCAGGATTGCGGGATCGGAGTTGTTGTATTTTAAATTTGCACAGTCTGAGGACTACGATGAGGTATATTTAGAATCAAGAACTAAGCCCATTGCATCTACTCCAATAAGTGTATACGGGCATTATGAGCCAAAAGCGGTTGAGCAAAACTTATCGGAGTTTGGTTTAGAGTTAACTAACGATCAAATATTTATATTTAATAAATCATATATTACTAGTAAACTACATCGGGATCCTATTTCTGGTGATGTAATTAAACCTAAATTCCAGAACCAAAGGTTTGAAATTTTTGAGGTTCAAGAGGATGGTTTCCAAATATACGGAGTATATCATATGGTTTGTGCGGCTAAACTCCTCAGAGAAGAGATTGATGTTCTTGATGAGCCTTTAACTAACAAAACCAATGACGTAGGGGGGTACTTAGATATTGATGAGATTTGATTCAACAGAAAGCGTAACTACAGAGTCTTTGGATTCATTAACTCACGATTCTGGTGCGGTTCAAGATTACATGATTAATTTATTGAGCAAAATGAAGAACAAGAGTGCTTTACCTTTAAATGGATATAAAGAACTTGTAAGATTTTTGATAAGTGAGTTTAATGATTTACCCTATCTTAATCAAGAGAACGAGCTTATTAAGGTTAAGAGTAGGTACGGTAACCCAGAAAGAACAATAGCTAAAATGAGAGATCATGATAATTTGGTTCTTCCTTTAATTACAATATCACAAAATAGTATAGTGGAAGACTCTAGTAGGCAGAAATATGCACCTGTTATTATTCAAAAAGCGTACTGGAATGATAAAAAACAAAGAGCTATAAGAGTCCTGTCCTACTGTGATAGGCCAGTTAATATTCAATACAATATTAATATTTGGTCAAAATATATGGAAGATATGGATCAGTTAGCTCAACAAATAAGATTAAAATTCAATCCTTCTATTCAATTGCACACCAATTTTACAAAAGATAGTCAGGCTTTCTTAGCTTCCGAAACAAATAATTATAGTTTTTCTTTAGCTGATAGAGAAGATAGAATAATAAGAAAAACTTTAACTGTGCTGGTAGAAACTTATATTAAAAGTCCCGAGTATATGGTAACCTCTTCAGGAAAGATAGAAGAACTCAAATATGAAGTAGATTTAGCATAGTTCCATTTTTTTCTCTATCTTGGGCTGGAAATTTACTAAATAGAATATAGAGGTTATTATGAAATCCATAACAAATGACAGTTTACAGAGACTTGAAATTTACTTAACAACCAATAAGGGTATTAGGCGTGTGTGGCTTAATACTAGGGAAACCATGGTTGTCCCCCCCAGTTGCCTTAGCTCACAGGTTCGTAATCTGTCTGAGAGAAGGATGTTAACCATTAGGAACGCTTAGGAGATAAACAATGGCAAATTTTGTTAGCCCAGGAGTATATGTTATTGAGAAAGATATTAGCGATTATCTTCCCTCAATTAATCCTACAGTAGTAGGGATAGTAGGTTTCGCTACCAGAGGTCCAGGAAATAAAGCCACTCTAGTAACAAGTACAAATCAACTAAAATCAACTTTTGGTGAGCCAAAAGAGACCCTTGCAGGCCAAGGGCTTGAAGGAGCTTTGGAGGTATTACAAGAAGCCAACCAAGTTTATTATGTTCGGGCACTAGATCCTGATACTGCCGAAGACGCTCATACCGTTATGAGATTCGGCGCGTGTCCTGCGATAGGCGTGTCTGCTAGTGATTTTGGTATTACAAGCAGCCTTTGGTTAAAGGTTACCCTACAAGACAATGACGGGGCTACTCCTAATGAATACCTAGTGCCTAAATCTTTTGCTATTGTTGAAGGAACAGAGGTGGGTGGCGCGGCGGTGGCCTATCAGCATCAGGCTATGGCGGCTGTGATTGGGGGAGAACTTACCGCAGCCAAGCTAGGCTCTTATCTTAAAACCCAAGATCCAACAGTAACTCCTTCGATAGGAAACTATATTGTTGCAAATTATGCAGGTTCGGGAGCGAATTTAAGTGTTTCCGCTTATCATGATCAAGATTATACTACCCCTGCGAGAGTATTATTCGCTCTTGATGGTAGCGGAAACGCCTCTGCAATGAACGCTGATGGAAGTTATATACATCCCCCATCCGAAGATGCTCCTGCTGATGGAGTTGCCGACTATTACAATAACGCTTTAGTTTCAAACATAACAATTCAAGGGTATACATTTGCTGATGCTTCTTCTGTCTCTGGTCTTGGTTATAAAGTAGAGTCTTTACATCCAGGAACGGGTTATAATACTACCGTAAACAGTGATGGTACGGTGTTTGGTGTCCAAGCTGGTGTTACTCCTCTCGGAAGTAGAAACACTATATTTAATGTTTTTACTGAAGGGTCACAAGAAGAGCAGTTCGAAATTTCTCTTGTTGGTTCTGGTCTTTATATTGAAGATCAAATTAATACTGGGGATACCGAAAGTGTTAACGGAAACTTGTCTCAATATATTAAAGGTAACCTTTACGCAGATAATACTATCTTTAGTGATCAAGCATTACCCTTCTATCAATCCGATCTTTCTTACTTAGGTGCTGGTAAGTGGGTTGCAGGAAACGGAGGGGAAGGAGAAGGTCGCTGGTTCGATAGACCATTCTATCCTCGTTTCGTTAAGCCTATACAAGGCGTAAGAAATATGTTTGACGGTGCAGATGGAGATGGAGAAGGAAATACTAACCGTGAAGAAGCAGCATTGGTGGGACAAACTGCTCCATACAGAACAGGTATGCAAGCATTGGATGATGATTTAGCACCAATAACAATTGCTATAGTGCCAGGAATAACAAGTCAAACTGTACAAAATTCTTTGATCGAATTGGCTGAAACAAAAGGAAACTTCCTGGCAGTACTAGGTACTCCAATTGGAATTGGTCTTCCTCAAGATGCAATTGAATGGGCTAACGGTAACTCTCCTTACAGAACTGCTGCTTTCAACAGTTCTTATGCAGCCGTATACTATCCAGCAGTTAAGAAAATGCAACCAGAGTTTGCTAAGGATATGTGGTTCGACCCTGCAATTTTTGGGGTTAAAGTAATGGCTAGGACGGATAACGTTGCTGATGTTTGGTTTGCTCCCGCTGGTATGAGCAGAGGAAAACTTGCAGTACTAGATACCGAAGTTGATTTAAACCAAGGTGATCGTGATAGTCTTTACAGCGGTGGAAATTGTATCAATCCAATAGCCAATTTTACTCCTGACGGTATTGTAGTTTTTGGTCAAAGAACTACTCAACGACAGCCAACCGCGTTAGATAGAATTAATGTAAGACGTTTAATGATCTATGTTAAGCGGGTCTTGGAGGCTGGAACAAAGAGATTTGCTTTCGAGCCAAATGATCCAATCACACAAGATAGGATTGTACAACTCTTAACTCCAACTTTTGAAGATATACAAAGACGCAGAGGTATTACACAATTTAGGGTTATTTGCGATGCGTCAGTAAATACTCCAGAAAGAGTTGATAGGAATGAACTTTGGTGTAAAGTTCTTATTAAACCAACAAAAGCAGCAGAGATTATTGTCTTTGAGCTTAATGTAACAAACCAAGCAACCTCAATCGGTTGACGAGGAAATAAAAAATGACACAACATTACTTTACAAATAACGAGGACAGCAACAGAAATATGTTGCAGAACGAGGGGACAACACCCCTCATAAGCACGGAGCTTGATTCCGTAAGAGCATATCAGTGGGAACTTGAATTTTGGGGGCCGATGGCCGTCCTTGTTGGGGCTGATACTGTGGGTGTTACCAAGCCTTTTACTCTTGCTGCAAAACAGGTTAATGGAATTGGAATGAGCGTTGAGGATATTGAGGTAAATAGAGTGAATGATAAGGCTTACTTCCCTGGTCGCCCAAGCATGGAAGAGCTTACGGTTACTTTTGATAACTTACAACATGCTAAGATTGATAAATTGCTTTATGAACTATTTGGTTTTACTTATGATCCTAGAACGGGTACTCTTTATAATGCCTTGGCAGGGACTGCTTCGAACACGCCTTGGACTTCAAATAATAATAAATATGAAGTTAGGGTAAAGCACTTAAGGCCAAGTGGGCAAATAAGAAATATCGTTAGGTTAATGGGGGCTTATCCAAAGAGCATTACTCATGGTGAGTATAATTATTCCACTAATGATTTTCATACCATTGAAATGAAATTCCGTTATGATTGGTTTGTTAACACCTATGATTCCACTGGTGACATCAATACCGTTCCAGCCCTAGCTGGCGCATAAGTTACTTTAAAATATATTACAAACCCAACTCGTCTGGGACGCGGGTTGGGTTTCTTTTTTAGACTATGATATGATATGAACTACTTTGACCAATTACTTGAAAGTTATTCGCGTCTTAAGAAGCGAAAGCTTGTTCTCTTAGAGAAAGAAGAGAAGAAGAAAACTAAAGAAGAGCAAAAGGTAGAGTATGATGCGGTTGGAAGACAAAAACTTGAGGCTTTTTGGAATGCAGCGGCAACGGAATATAACAATGAAGATGCACAGTTAATGAACAGCAAAGGGGCTCCCTATGCTTACAAAAAAATAACAAAGGGACCTCCAGAAAGGACGGTTACTGTTATCAGAGGGGGTCCTTTGGGCTCAGGTTCAATATCAGGGGCTACTCTTGAAGAAGCAGAGAATGCATCCACGGGGGCTCCTGCACAAGTTCAAAAATTAGTTAACTACTTTTCTGGTGAAATTCCAGATGAATTAACCCAACAAATTCAAGGTGCGGATCTAGGATCAGTTTTAGATAGAGCGGGGGAATCTATTAGCCCAGCATTAGATGAGGTTGGCGTTCCAGATACTGTTAAAACTAAAATTATATTTCAGTTTCAACAAATGTTAGGGTTGGCTAGTGATCTTGTTATTGCTGCGAGAGATATAGGAAAGGGGGCAGCTAAAAAACCTTGGGCTGGATGGAAAGAAGAAACGGAAGAGGAGCCTGGGCGTTGGGTAGGTCGGGATGAGAGTAGAGCAGACGATGATGGTACACCAGAAGGAACTAGATCCGTTGGTCCTTATATAGCAGGAGCGTCTAGGTTTAGTCTTGAGACTCAGATAGCTAATGGAAAAACTGTAACGATTGACCCTGATGCAGGAGTGGTGTATGGTAGTTTAGTTAGGGATCCTATGTTGATTCAGGGTGCTAATGATTCAATCCTAAGATTTATGGAGTTGGGTAAAAATAAAGTAACGGACAACGTAAAAAAGTGTGAAGAGGTTGGAAGTAGAGTAAAAATAAAAGGGGATAGATTAATTTTCTTGAAAAATGCAAACTCCAGAGACGGTATAGCCATAAAGAGAAATGATGTTTGGAAGTTCGTAGAAAGTCAAATTTTAGAGAGGTGTAAACAGGGTATTAAAGCTGTTCCCAAAGCGAATTATGATCCTCAGGAATTAAATGACATGCGTGGGAAGGGCATGGAGGCAGGGGCTGTTACTGTGGGTGTTATTGATAACATAGATAATATGCCTAAGCCTAAAGGAATGTCAGACGCGGATTACGAAGCAAAAAAGGATGATCTAGCTCACAGGTTTGGATTAAAAATAAGGAACGATATTCTTCAGGATGAAGCTAAATTTAATGCGGCTTATATAAACTTAAAAGAATCACTAGATAATGACGATGCTTTAGATGCACAAAGTTTATTTGTTGCCGAAACGATGCAACAGTTAGCAGGAGAAACAGATAGTGTTGAGAAACTAAGAGCTTTCTTACAAAGAATCTATGATTTAGAGCGTCCTGTAGTAGATGCTCTCCGTCCTGATTTTACTTTTCCTTATGGCTTAAAGACTGGTATAGGCATAGCTGACGATTTAAAGTATGCGTATTTAAGCCATGCTGATGCAGTTAAAGCCGCCAAAACTATGAAGTTAGTAGGTGATCCTGAATCTAATGTAGAGACGGTAAAGGTTTCAGATATAATTGCATTTGATGAAGACTTAGGAGAAATTTTTAAAGAGGTTTATGGTTTAGGTGATGATACCGAAGTTCACATGGTAGGAAGTGGGATGAAATCTCAATTTAAGGAAGGTATGTCTAAGGTGGGGGAAATGGGTTCCCAACAACAACGATCAGATGTGATTCATGGACTCGCTGATAATGTTGTTGAGGGTTTTGTGGATGTAACTCTTGATAGACTTGGCTTAAAAGGTGCTGATGAATTCACCAGATCGGCAGCATTGGAGGGTATTAGAGAGTACCAAAATGTTCTAGATGGAATACAAGGGACACTAGATACAGTTCTACCTTCTGAGACAACGGTGGCCGTTAATAGTGATGGTAACAGAGAATCTATTGATTTTGCTACTCTTACAATAATGGTAGATAAAAAAGCTCAGGCTTTGAATATGTCTTCGGAGGCGAAAAAATCTTTAACATCATTAATTTCTGATTTTCAAGGTGTAACACCCGATCTCAATGGTCCAGAAAATGAGATACAAAGACTTGATTTAAAAGAAGAATTATACAGATTAATGAGTACCGCTAAACAATATCAAGACATGACTAATGCGAAACCACAACTTGTTCCTGATATGAATGCAGCAGGGGGTCAACGCTCAGAAACATCTGAAGAAGCAGCAGTTAGGCTGGTGAACGCTAGAAGAAATGCAGCTTTTACTATTCATATGGGAGGAGGAGTTAAAAAAGATTCCGTCCTAAATAAAAAAATTCTAAATGATAATACTGTGAGAGCAGGATCTCATATGTCTCCTATTATTGCTGCAACAGATGGATTACTTGATCCTGAATCAGGCCACCAAATAAGTGTAGCAGATGGGGGAGTAAGTATGATTTTTACAGCCCCTAACGGGGAAGCAGTTACCTTAGGTCAGGAAAGGACAAGAAGTTCTCCTGGAAAACCCGCTTCTACTAGAACAGTTGTTAAACTTAATCAAGAGGCCCAACATAATGAAGCTGGGATTGGTGTGGAACAAACCATAGATATTAAAAACCCGAAAGAAGAGGGGTTGATGATTACGTTCCTTAAAGGTCAAGCAAAATTAGTAGAAGAGCTTCTATCTACACAAACCATTTAGACTTGTTATCTATTAATATATCTTTTAGTTTATAAATACTATATGTCTTAGCCATTAATGTTTCGTTGTTATCTTTAAATATAGATATAGAAGGAATTAATGTAGTAAACATATCTTTATATGTTATTACTAATATATCCTTTCTATCTTGTTTGTATATTATCATAGGCACTTTCTTCAATTTCTTTGCATCCTTTTCTGATTGTTCTATGAATTCCCATATCTTCGAATTGTAATTTAGTAAGCTATAGATTGTCTGGTCATTGTATCCTTTCTTACACTCTATACAAAATTTGAAGTTTTTTGGTGTAATTAAATCACCTGCGACTGTAATGTGTTCAGGAAGCTGGTGAGTAGTAGCGAATGCGCCACTCCCAGGCGTTCGGTTGAACTCTTTTGTTTCAAACTGCTCGTTTAGGACGGAGGCAATCTTGCGTTCAAACGCCCCCCCTTTTGCCTTGCTATTCACTCGCTTCTTCTTTTTCAAATTTTGAAGGTTAACTATATCTCTCATGTACTATTATACCTTGATTACTTATGTCCGATAAAATATCACTAAACTTTGATTCTTGGAATATAAAACAAAAAGAGAGGACGCGAGGAAGAATGAAATTACAAATTAAATTAGGCAAAGAAGAAGGTCAGGCTTTCAAAAATTTCATGGAGATGGTTAAACCTCCTGAGATAAGTGAAGATGATTTTCTTAAGGGTGTTTTCAAAATTGGTGTCGAGACGATGGAAATGAAACTTATGGAAGCTGTGCAGGAACACGCCGAAAAGGAAGGTATTGATCTTTCCAGGGTAGCGGACGATGCTGAAGCGGCCAGAGATGTAGCTGACCTTGAGGCTGCTCAAGATAAGATTATCGCTCCCGTTATGGGTGAAATGTCTGATCTTGCCGATAAACCTTCTACTGAGGATACAGATGAAGTACAAGCTGATAAAGCTGAGTAGAGAGAACGACCTAAATAGGGAGCTTCGAAAACAAAAAAGAGAAAAGGGAGAACTATCTATTCTTTTTATATCTCTGTGGGATAAGTATTGCAACAATCTAATGGAAGAGTTAGAGAGAAGCTGTGAAAACCCACCCCCAAACGCCAAGCCCTTATACGTTGTAGATTCTTACAATATGCCCCACTCTTTCGTTATTTTTAAGAGTACCGTTCTCCCTCAATTGGTAACCATTAAAAAACATAAAGTCCTTTCGGACGATTACCTTCCTGCTGTATACCAGCACCTAGGCTTAGAGTAGGTCTTTTTTAAGTTTAGTGTAGGCATTAATTTTTTCTACATACTTTTTGTTTTTTGTATATAGAAGTTTCAGGTTGTTGAGTATAATAGTGGTGAAATAATTGAAAGCGTTTCCCATTTCGGGGTTGAAATTTTTGAGGGTTTTTAAAATTAGCAGAAAGCATTCTTGCTTTGCATCATCTTCATCCAGATTAAAGGAGAACCCCGTGAGAATGTTAGATATTAATATGTCAAACATACCAAAAAGCTCGTCTTCATATTTTTTAGGGTCTTGTTTGTAGAGTTTTATTAATTCTTCAAACTTACTGTTATCAATGTAATGCTTATTAGCCACAACCTATTATAGATGAATAACTTACACTCCTTATATGCTATTGAAGATGTGCCGTCCTATTGTAAAGACTGTTCTATCTTACAAAAGAAAAAAGCCACGTATTGTGTTGACGATTATCAGCATTTAAAGCGTGGGGATGTGCTTTTTTTATCTGATTCTATAAAATATAGGTTTGGGAAATCCTCTGCCTTTTCTAAAGAAGAGCAGGGGATTATTTCGGAGGTTTTCCCAGGAGAAACCTATCAAATGGCGGCATCTGTAAAGTGTCCTTCTGTTAGGGAAGCAGATATGAGTCCTTCTAATAGGGAAGCTTGTCGTAACTATCTACAAGCTACCATTGATACGGTAAAGCCTATTTTAGTGTTTGCTTGCGGTAATTTAGCCATGAAAATGCTTCTAAAGAAAAGCGGCATTACTACTAAGAGAGGGAAATCCTATGAGTATACAACGGAAAAGGAGCATACTTGTACTGTGGTTCCCATCTTTCATCCCTACTCTGTTGTTAAAGAGCCCAGGCATAGGCTTCTCTTTGAAACCGATATTAGAAATGCTTACGAAAAGTACATTCTAGAAAAAAAGAGTAAAAGCACTTTCTTATATGAAACGTTACTGAGTGTGGCTGAGGTGGAAATGTTGGAGTATCGTTTCCGAGATAGTAATGATACAATAGCCGTAGATATTGAGACAACAGGACTCAATTTCTTAACTGATAATATTCAAACGATTGCCATCTCCTCTAAAGAAGGTAACTGGGTTATACCGTTGGACCATAAAGATAGCCCCTTTAAAAAGGGAAGTCCCCATTACGCTCTTGTTTGGGCCACTCTCCGAAAGATTTTAGAGAACCCCAACAACAAGAAAGTTTTCCATAACGCTAAGTTTGATTTAAAGTTTTTAATCAATCATGGTATATATACTAAGAATGTGTGGGATACTAAGATCATGCATCACCTTTTAGATGAGAACCTACCTAAGAGTTTGATGGACTTGGTGAAACTTTATTTTCCTTCGGAGTTGGAGAGCCTTTAATGGAAATGACTCCCAAGAAATACCTTGCTGTCTTTCTCTTAACCGTTCTTGGAGACTTTGTAGCCTCCTGCTATGGTTATCTTATCGCACATGAACAGATCATAGCCCAGATGTTTTTAGGATTCTCTCTCCCCTTCATTAATTTCTTGAGCATTAAGTATTTCATCGACTGCAAGGAGACTCTGGTGCGTTTAAAAATTACATTCTGTTGCGCTTGCGCTATGGTAGTCGGATCAACAAGTATGTTACTGCTACTAAGGGATGTGGTTAACTAACGAGTTGGAGAGTCTTTAGATGAACAAAATTTTTACTTTTCTTATTATTTCTCTAGTAACATTAGGGTGTGTATCTTCTAAAACAGGTAAAGCAACAGAGGGTATTGTAATAAGGGCATTATTTTCTTTGGCTTCGGAAAATTAGTCTCTATATATCCTTAGGAGATTTATTATTATGGCTACAACACCTTTTGGATCAACAGTAGGTAAATTGGAAGTTTCTGTAGATCCTAAGATCTACTTGCAAAGTATTAGGGCAATTGACCAACCAAATCTTATCATTCCACCCGCTGCGGACGGCCCAATAGAGGAAGGCATGGAGTGGCTTACTGGGGTTATACAAGATGCAGCCCCCCCAGACTGCTATTGGGGATTTCAATATATGGACACGAACGGAGATGGC